GTATTTGAACCCTAATGGCATATACCGCTTGGCAAGCTAGCAACTCATACGCCGTTGGCAACATCGTCCGCGCTACGACCACACAGGCCAGCGGCTTGGTGTTTCGTTGCACGGTTGCTGGCACCAGTGCCGCCACACAACCGGCATGGCCGACGGACATCGGCAGCACGATTGCAGATGGCAGCGTCACATGGGCAGCAATCAGCAGCGTCTACGAAGAGCTAGCGGTTCTGGGTCCGAATGCCATCATCGAGTTGTTTGAGCTGGAACTTGATGCTACGTTGCATGGCGCCAGCACAATTTACTATTGGCACAATGGCGTTAATGCAGCCGTGACCGGTAACATTGTATTTGCCAGCAACACCTACATTAGGTTGCCGGTTGAAGCAACGGGCTTTGACTACAGCAGTTCCGGCAGCCTGCCACGGCCAACGCTACGGGTCAGCAACCTATTCGGAGACATTACGACCTTGCTGCTGCTGGTCAATGCAGAAACTGCTGGCAACGATCTAGGTGGTGCAACGGTGCGACGGATCCGCACGTTGAAGAAGTTCCTTGATGGTGAAGCTAATGCTGACCCCAACGCTCGTTTCCCGACTGAGATCTGGTACGTTGATCGCAAGTCAAATGAAAACCGCGATCTGGTTGAGTTTGAGCTAGCGAGCAAGTTTGACCTAGCTGGTGTCATGCTACCTCAGCGGCAGATTATTGCTAACGTATGCCAGTGGAAATATCGTGGCGCTGAATGCGGCTACACCGGCAGCAGTTATTTTGACATCAACGATAATGTGGTAGCTACGCTGGCGCTTGATATTTGCGGTAAACGGGTGGAGAGCTGCAAGTTGCGGTTTGGTGCTACAGCGGAACTACCCTTTGGTTCCTTCCCTGGTGTTGGGCTAACGCAATGAATCTGACCGATACGATCAAGGCAGAAATCCTGGCGCACGCGCAGGCTGAGGATCCTCGTGAGTCATGCGGCCTGATCCATGTGCTGAAGGGCCGGCGGCATTACTTCCCATGCCGCAACATTGCTGCCACACCTGACGAGCATTTTGTTCTAGACCCAACGGACTACGCAGCAGCCGAGGATCTAGGTGAAGTTGTGGCCGTGGTGCATAGTCATCCGGTAACGCAGCCCGAGCCATCAGTAGCGGATCAGATCGGCTGCAACAACAGCGGCCTGCCATGGCTGATCGTTAACCCAAAGACTGAGGCATGGGGCGGTTGCGAGCCAAAGGAGTTTGAGCTGCCGTACGTTGGCCGCGAGTTTGTGTTTGGCATGGTGGACTGCTACTCGCTGGTGCGGGACTGGTATCAGCGGGAATGGCAACTGTCGATGGCAGATTTCGACCGGCGTGATCTCTTCTGGGAGCGCGGTGAAAACCTGTACGTTGAGGGATACAAGTCGCAGGGCTTCCGGCAGGTGCCGTTCGAGGAGCTGCAATACGGCGACGCCATCTTGATGCAACTGTTTTCAGAGCTGCCGAACCATGCCGCCATTTACCTAGGCGACCAGCAAATCCTGCATCATGTGCAGGGGCGCCTCAGCAGTCGCGACGTGTTTGGAGGCTATTATGTGAAGAATACTGCCATGGTCTTGCGGCATGAAAGTCGTTAAGGTCTACGGCGCACTCCGCAAGAAACTTGGGCAGTGCCGCTTTGAGTTTGAGGTGGACACGCCAGCGCAGGCGATCAAGGCATTGTGCGTCAATTTTCCTGGCCTTGACAAATGGCTGATCGATTCTGAGCAAACGGGGATGGGCTTCCGCGTTGCTGTCGGTAAAGAGCGCATCACGCCTGAGGACGCCAGCTTGGCGGTGTTGCCGTGGTCTGAGCGCGACGTGTTCAGCATTGCTCCGGTGGTAGCTGGTGCGGGCGGTGGTGTTGGCCGCATTTTTGCCGGAATCGGATTGATTGCATTGTCTTTTATCAGTTTTGGCGCAGGTTCCGCTTTGGCTGGCGTAGGTGCAGCAGGTGGCATCTTTGGCGGTGCTGCTGCCGCTGGAGCTACCTTGCCATTTTTAAGCAGCGCTTTGTTTGGAATTGGCGCCAGTCTTGTGCTGGGCGGTGTTGCTCAAATGATTTCCCCGCAACCCGAGATCTCAACCTTGCAACGCGGTAAGGAAGCAGCACGCCTGGAATCATTTAGTTTTAGCGGCATTGTCAACACCAGCAAGCAAGGATTGCCTGTTCCACTGGTGTATGGCCGCGCTTTTGTTGGGTCCGCTGTTCTATCTAGCGGGCTTGACGTGGTGCAACTGAAATGACAATGATTGAAATCCAAGGTTCTGGTGGCGGTGGCGGTGGCGGCTGCTTCTTAGGGCACACGCTGGTGCGCACGCCTGATGGGCAGCGCCGCATTGATGAGTTGCAGGCTGGCGATCAAGTCCTGAGTTTTGACGACAAGGGCACGCTGCATGAGGCGGCAATCCTGAAGGTGCATGAGCACCTAAACGAGCGCGTGCATCGCTATCAGCTATGGGGCGGCGCGGTGCTGGATGCCACACCCAACCACTGGGTGCTGAACCAGTTCAATGCTTTTGTTGCGATCGGCAGCCTTGGCGCTGATGATTGCTTGGTGGACGAAAGCAACCACCTGCGGCCTATTGTCAGCCGCGAGGAACTGCCTGCTGGCACGGTCTACAACTTAACCGTAGAGGGTCATCACACTTTTATTGCAGGCGGTATCCGCGTCCACAATGCTGGACTCGGAGTGCTGCAAGGTGCAGGCGGCGGCGGCGGCGGCAAAGGTGGCGGTGGTAGCACTCATGTTCCATCAGAGGCTGATGACAGCCTGCAATCCGTCCAGTACGCCACTGTTCTTGACCTAATCAGTGAGGGTGAGATCCAGGGCATTGAAGACGGAGTGCAGGGCATCTACTTAGATGGCACGCCAGTTCAAAGCAGTGGCGGCACGGACAACTTCACCGGCTATACAGTCATTACCCGCACGGGTACTCAAGCGCAAAGTTATATCCCCAATACCAACGGCATCGAGTCAGAGCAAGCCGTCAATGTTGAGATTACGGCTGCTGCATCCGTCACCCGGCAGATTACAGACTCAGACGTGGATCGCGCTCGCATCACGGTGCAGGTGCCAGCCTTGCAGATCATTGAAGACGATGGCGACATCATCGGCCATACCGTCAGCATTCGTTGCAGAGTTCAGTACAACGGCGGCGGTTACACAACGATCTTTGAGGACACAATCAGCGGCAAGACCACTAACTCATACCAGCGCGATTATATTATTAACCTTGTTGGTGCATTCCCTGTTGACATTCGCTTAGAGCGCATCAGCGCAGACGAGACTAGCGCCCGCCGTCAAAACCGTACCTTCTGGTTTAGCTATACCGAGATCATTGATGAAAAGTTTAGGTATCCCAACAGTGCTCTTGTAGGACTACGTTTTGACAGTCGTCAGTTTAGAGGCATCCCCGCCCGTAAGTATCTGGTGCGCGGCATCAAGGTGCAGCTACCCAGCAATGCCACTGTTGATACGACCACTTACCTTGGTCGCATCACCTACGCCGGCGTATGGAACGGCAGCTTTGGCGCTGCTACCTGGACATCAGATCCAGCCTGGTGCTTGTGGGATTTGCTGACCAATACCCGCTATGGCGCGTCAATTCCTGTTAGCAGTTTGGATCGGTACGACTTCTTTACCATCAGCCAATACTGCAATGAACTGGTCAGTGATGGACGCGGCGGCTTAGAGCCACGATTTAGTTGCAACGTATTACTAAATAGCAGGGATGAGGTTTACAACGTCATCCAAGAGTTTGTTGCGTTGTTCCGTGGGATCGCTTACTACGGCGCCGGTTCAATGGTGGTATTACAGGACAAGCCGACAGATCCGCAATACCTGCTGACCCCAGCCAACGTAGTTGATGGCATGTTCAACTACAGCGGCTCATCACAAAAAGCACGACACACTACCGCCACCGTTGCATATCAAAGCTACGACAACCTAGGAGAGGTGTCCTATGAGTATGTCGAGGATGCAGCAGCCGTTGCTAAGTACGGCATTATCAATAAAGACATCAAGGCAGTTGGGTGTTACTCGCAAGGGCAAGCGCATCGTGTTGGTAAGTGGACGCTGCTATCAGAGCAGAACTTAACAGAAACCTGCACATTCTCAGTCTCGATTGATTCGGGAATTGTGCTACGACCTGGCACCGTCATCGACGTATCAGATCCGCTAAGGGCAGGATCAAGGCGCGGCGGGCGCATCAGTGCAGCCACCACTACCACAGTGACAGTGGACGATGCAACAGGTATCACGCTCGGCAGCTCGCCTACTATCAGCGTCCTGCTACCGACCGGCCTAGTCGAGGCACGCAACATCAGCAGCCTCAGTGGCAGTGTGGTCACAGTTACCAGTGCATTTAGCGAGGCACCAAATGCGCAAAGCATCTGGATCATTCAAGACACCGGACTGCAAACGCAGCAGTTCCGTGTCATCAGCGTTGCCGAATCTGAAGATGGCATTTATGGTTGCACGGCACTGGCCTACAACAGCAGCATCTATGCAGCGATTGAATCGGACATCAAGCTAACAACGCGGGACATTACCAACCTGTCTGCATTGCCTCAGTCACCTACCAGCCTGACTGGCGTTGAGCACCTATACACCGACGGGCAAAACGTTCGCACGGCATTTGAACTTAGCTGGCTGCCGCCGCTGCAACTGGTGCAGTCCTATAGGGTGATCTACCGCCTGAACAATAACAACTGGTCAGAGATCGAAACAAACAGCCCTAGCACTCGAATCGAAGGATTAGATGCTGGCACACTGCAAATTAAGGTGCAGTCGATCAACAGCCTCGGGGGTGTTAGTAACCCGGCTACAGCAACCTTTAACTTGGTCGGCAAAACCGCAGTACCCGGCAACGTTGAAAACCTAACGATTGAAACAATCAGCGCCAACAGTGCCCGCTTGCGCTGGGATGCAACGGTTGATCTTGATGTAAAAGTCGGCGGTCGCGTTCACATTCGCCACACCAATCTGACCGATGGTACGGGTACATGGTCGAACAGTGTTGACCTGATACCTGCAAAGGCTGGCGTCAGCACTGAAGCGATTGTGCCATTGGTTGAAGGTGAGATTCTGGTTAAGTTTGAGGATGACGGCGGCAGGCAATCAGCTACTGAAACCAGCGTGATCGTTGATTTCCCTGATGCACTTGGCAACCTGCCTGTGCAAAGCCGCCGCGAGGATGCAGATTCGCCGCCCTATCAAGGGACCAAAACTGATGTGTTCTATAGCGATGAGTTTGATGCACTGGTGCTTGATGGTGACACGCTGCTGGATGCTGTCGCCGATTTTGACCTGATCGCTAGCTTTGATTACCTTGGGGCAACTGAGGTTCTAGGCACCTATGAGTTTGCTAGCACGGTAGACCTTGGCGCGGTATTTTCACTTGATCTAAGCCGCTTCTTTGTTACGACTGGTTTCTTCCCTAATGATGCAATAGACAGCCGCACCGCAGAAGTGGACTCTTGGTCTGATTGGGATGGCGGCATCATCGACCAAGTAAATGCCAAGCTCTACCTGCGCCGCACACCAGACAATCCGGCTAGCTCACCTACATGGTCGAGCTGGCAGGAGTTTGTCAATGGCACCTTCCTGGGTCGCGGCTTCCAGTTCAAGGCTGAGCTGAGCAGCAGCAACCCAGCGCAGAACATCCTGATCGACCAGCTTGGCTATGAAGCCACCTTCCAGCGGCGCACTGAGCAGTCGGTTGTGGCGCTCGCCAGTGGTGCGGCCAGCTATGCGGTTGCGTTTGACAAGCCGTTTTTTACTGGCACTGCCCTGCTGGGTGGCGTCAATACCAGCCTGCCCAGCATCGGCATCACAGCGCAAAACCTGTCACAAGGCGACTTCTTCAACGTCACCAACGTCACCAGCAGCGGCTTCGACGTAATCTTTAGGAACAGTGCTGGCACTGCTGTTAGCCGCAACTTCCTATGGAGCGCGGTTGGGTTTGGTAAAGGGGCGTAGAATAGAAAGCAAAGTGACCTGAGCATGGCCCAGCACGATTACGTCATCGCTAACGGCACAGGTGCTGCCGTCCGATCTGACCTGAATGGCAGCCTTGCGGCGATCGTCAGCAACAACAGCGGCGCCACTGAGCCGGGGACCATGTATGCCTACCAGTGGTGGGCTGATACGACGACTGGGTTGTTGAAGCTTAGGAACAGTGCGAACAACGCATGGATCACGCTTCGGGAGCTAGATGGCACGCTGACGATTGAGGACGGCACGGCAGCAGCGCCGGGACTAGCGTTTACTAGCGACCTAAATACGGGCCTGTTTCGCGTTGGTGCCGATCAGGTTGCGATCAGCACGGGCGGCACTAGCCGCTTAGCAGTCAGTACCACCGCAGTAAGCTCAACGCTGGCGGTTGATGTCCCCCTTGGTGCAGTCGGCACCCCATCGCTGACGTTTACGGGGGACCTCAA